GACGTTGAACGCCATGTTCCCGATGACATCGCCGAGGGCCTTGGCCTCTCCGGTTCCGCTGGCGGCGAGATGTTGCTCGAGGGGGAGGCGCATCGTCGAGAGGGTCTGGCCGAACTTCCCCCAGTCGAGGTTCGCCACAGCGTTCATCGCGTTGCCCGACTGGAGCGCGTTCATCAGGTTCGAGCCGAACGCTCCGGCGCGCAGTTCCTCGAGCGCCGTCCCGATGATGTCGGCGATCTTGGACTCGTTCGGGAGAAGGTCCTCATGCTCGACGAGGAACTTCCCAGCGAGCGGGTTGACGCGCGCCTTCCCGACCGTCAGGCCGAAGACGTTCTTCACGGCGCAGGCGTGAGGCCCGGGGTGTTCGTGGGCATCGGTGCGAGGTGGTCCGCAGGCGGCAGGCCACCGAGGTCCCTGAGCCAGTCCTCGAGGCCTTCGTCGGGGACGATGGCGCCGCTCTGGGTGAGCTTCGAGATGAACTCGGCGATGCTCGGAAGGTCGATGGCGCCGATCTCGGAGAAGGTGAGCGACGGGCAGCGAGTGACGTCCATGCCGTTGAGCTTGAGCAGGCGGGGGAAGGCGTGGTCGTTGAAGACATCCGCGATGGACTTCGCCCACGCCTCAATGGCTGTGGCGAAGAGGTCGACTTTCGAAATCCCGAGGGCGAAGCTGCCGACGTTCTCGTGGCCGAGCAAAATGAAGTCGGCGAGGACAGTCATCGCGATCCGGTTGTCGTACCGGCTCACGACCTTGTCGGTGTCGAACTGGCGCTGCCCGCCAGACGACAGCAGCTCAAGCTTGAACTGGACGTTCCCGCTCTCGTCATACGCGAGGGGGAACACGACACCCTCCTGCTCGTTGCGCTTGATCCCTTGGACGATCTCGGTGACCGCAGCGAGGGCGGCCTTCTGCGCGTCAGTCGAGTTCGAGTTGAGCAGTGCGGGCGGGACGTAGGCGATCGGCAGACCGGCGAGGTCGCGCTCGATGCCGACCGCCTCGAACTCTTCGATGCGTCGCTTGTAATACCACGGGCGGAAGGCGTTCCTCAAGATGCTGCGGCCCTCAGGGTTGTTCTTCGCGGTCGTGGTGCGGAAGAGCAGCGCCTTCTCGATCGGGATGGTGGCGTTCCGCCCAGTCGACGGGTCCCACTGGACCATCGCGTCGATGCCACCGTCGGGGCCGAAGTGCCACTGCCAGCGGGTCAGTTGATCTCTGAAGGCGATCTTGCGCCAGCCGATCTTCCCGTCGGTGAACTTCGAGCGCTTGGTCGGGTCAGCCTGATCGGGGCCGATGCGGCGCTTGTAGACCAATTCGTGGAACGAGAAGCCGAAGACAAGCATCGAGAGGATGCCTTGAATCAGACTGCTCCACGACTCGTTGAGGTCGTGACGGCAGGAGTCGACGAACTCGGCGACAGCGAGGTCCTCCGGGGTCGGTTGCTCACCCGGGTCCGAGTAGGGGTCGACGCGCCAGTCGACCTTGAGCAAGAGCCGCTCAATGGCGAAGAGCATCGCGCCGACGACCGGATCGTTGTCCGACATCTCGCGCCATGCGTTGACGGCGTTGCTCCCGCGCAGCGCGTTGAGTTGGTCGTCGATGACGAACCCGCCGACGCGGCGGAGGCCGGTGGTCCCGAGTTCTTGATAGTTGTCATCCTTGGCCATGAGGTCTCCGAATCGCGCGCGAGGCTTCCACGAGACTAGTGCCTCGATCCATCTCCGCCTCGATGCGTCTCCGTTCGTCGGCGGGGTGACCGCCCCAGACGCCGAACGGCTCCTCAAGGTGGTCAGTCAGGCACCGCACGCGGACCGGACACTCGGCGCAGACGACCTGCGCCTCGGCCGCTTTCTCGCGCGTGAAGAACAGCGCGAGGTCGACCCGCTCCACGCGACAGCGCGCGCCGACCCACCACCCGGGCGGGGCGACGAACGGGAGCCTCACCCGATGCCTTGCTCGGCGAGGACATAGGCAAGGATGCGCAGCGCCTCGGACTCGAGGAACCCACCCTCCACGAGGGAGAGATAGACCTCGTGGAGGGCGATGGCCGCCTCGAGCAAGGGCGACAGTCCGTCGTCCTCTTCGGTCGTGTCGTCCTCGTCGTCCACGGGCAGAGCGTAGACCACGAGGGGGATCAGCCGGGGACAGCCGAGATAGCTTCGGTCTTACACGAACCGTTGACGCTTGCGCGCAGCCATCTCTTCACCGAGGATTGATTCGGCTAGGCCATCCCCGACTGACGATCCTGAGCGTCGCGCGCCATGAGCGCGACGCTGGCGAAGGCGGAAGAGCGGAGTCGACCGGTCATCTCCTCGATCTCGTCGAGGGCCTGCTCCCGCATCGAGTAGGCAGCGCAGGCCAGTCCGAGGTCGTCCACCCTGAGCGCCTCGTAGGCGTCGATGTGGCCGAGGATCGCCCTCGCGTAGGTTGAGATCGTCTCGGCGTTCATGAGGCCCACTCCGGCCAGATCACGCACGGATGCCAGCCGAGGCCGATGGCGAGGCGGTCGCACGACTTCGCCGGGATGACCCGACCTCGGGCCTGCCAGCGTTGCACGGTCCGAGGTGCCACGCCGAGGGCGGTGGCGAGGCACCTCGGGGTCACCTGCTCGATGGCGATGCCAAGCTGCCACGAGACGCGCTCGATCAGCGGGTCGAGCGGGAGTGTCTCGTTCACAGGACCGGCCCAGTCTCGAGGATGTCACCGGCGCCGATGTAGAGCGCGACCCACTCCCCGTCGGGCTTGACGGTCATTACCGGGACGAGGGTCAGCCCCGCGCAGGCAGGGAGCGCTGGGCCGAGCACGAGGCCACGGCAGAGGCTCGGGAGGTGCGAGCCGGTCACGAGATCGAGATGGAGCACGAACAGCACCGCGGTGCGGTTCGGTAGGCGGTCCATCTGGCGCACGGGGTCCATGCCGAGAGTATGACACCGGTCAGCCATCGAGGTCCTCCCACCGGGTGACGACCTCGAGGTCGGTGACGCGATAGGTCATGGCCTGAGCGTGACGCCCTCGCCCGAGCGATGTCGCTCCGACTTGGCCCGGGATGACCTCGACGCATGACTCCCAGACGGCGTCGCGGTCGAGGTGCTTGGCGGCCCAGCGACAGGCGACGACCTGACCTTGCCGACCAAGGCGATCGACGACGAGATCCCCGACGCCGAGGGGCCAGTCCGAGATCGGGATGAGCGGCTCTGTCGTCCCGTGGTCGCCGTAGTGCATCGTCAGGGGATCTACTCCCGCGATCGGACCGCGAGGCGTTCTACGGGCCGTATAGGGGGCAGTGGAGCCGCCTACGCGTATGCACTCGCCCGAGCAGAAGTTGCGGAACGGGCCGTGGCCCTCACCGAGGCGGAGCCAGCCGCCGCAGGTCGGGCAGTTCGAGCGAGGCGCGGTGCTCATCGCTCGACCTCCGCCGTGGCGAAGCCGTTGCGGCAGACCTCGCCGAACGGGCCGGTCCGGGCGTAGCCATTCTCGGCGAGCCAGAGGTCGACCATCTCGAGGCCACCGGCGACGGTGCCTTCCTCTGCGGGGCCGCAGATACCGGCCTCGCGGGTGACGTAGACGAGGACGTCGTAGAGCGGGGTGAGGCCGTCGAACCCGGCGGGCGTGACGTTGACTTCGTAGGTGGTGTTCATCGGGCGACCTCGTTCACGGTGTAGACCGCCGAGAGGTTCGACGGATGGACTCTAGCGAGGTGATTCTCGCCGAGCGTAATGGCGGCGTTCGGGTCGATCCTGCGGGCTGATTCCCGGCCGCAGGTGCATCGGGCCGTGAAGTGGTCGGTGTCGGTGTGCATGGTGGTGGTCTCTCTTTCGTGGTGGTTGGTTAGGCGAGCCGCTTGGCGCAGGCCGAGCAGACGGGGATGGAGGAGTCTCGCTCGTCATCGACGAACCCGGGGACGATGCGCCCGCAGGCGGCGTACCAGTTGCCGTGCTCGGCGAGGTGAGCCTGACCGCGGAAGCGGTGAGTCACGGTGCCGGACTTGTCGGCGGTGATGAACGAGTGGCGGTCGATTGCGAGGG